GTTTATTTTTATTCTCATAAAAACCATCCATATAAACTTTTATGGCGTAACTCATACCCCATATCCAAAATACCAATACACCTAATAGGAATATTATTTCAAATGTTTCTTTAATCATCTTTGTTTTTCTACTTGTTTTTCCAACCATCTAACATATCTTTGATACCATTCATGAAAACCAATTTGATCATTAGGTTCCATGTCTCCAGTTTCTTTTTCGTATTTTTCTTTAGCTCTCATCTTTGTTTTGGTTTATAAGATTATTAATATCTTTTGAAGATAATTCAGAAATGTCTTTCCAACCATATATTTCAATAAGACCCATTTCTTCTCCTTTTATTTCTATACCTTCTTCTAAAGAAGTTCCGTCTATATCAAACATAGCAGTTCTAACTTCTACCTTACCATAATCTTTTGTTTCTATTATTTTATTCATTATCCTTGTTTTGGTTTAATAAATTAATTAGTTCAGTCAATGACTTAACATCCCTGAACTTTATCCTTGGGTTACAGTCAAAGCTTAGTTCTACAGTCCACTCATCATTTTCAACCGCAGCCTCATCACTTGCATCTGTAATACAGTATAGCCCTTCTACTATGTCTAGTGTGTAGTAGTAGAATGATCCATCAAGATCTTCTTCTGTGTTCTTTTTAAAGCCTAGTGATATTAATTCTTGTTCAGTCATTTTTTTTGCTTTATAGGTTTAACATATTCATCCTTGTTTTGCTTTATATGATAATGATATTCCTACACTCATCCACCCAACTATGAATTCATACTCTCCGTTAAGAGTTCTGTCATAGGTTATCTTAATGAATGGTAATACATGGAACTGTCCTACTATAGTGTGTTTACTTATCTTCATCTTTGTTTTAGTTTTCTATTTCTATAATAGATTTATAATAGCTTATTTTACCTATTAACTTCTTTCCTTCTTCTGTCGGCATCTCTCCCCTCTTTACTCTTTCAAGTTGTTCTATGGCTATTTCTAATATGTTTTCCATTATATTTTACTTTATTATTTGATATATTATAGTAGTTTACTTTCTTTTTTAACTTTTCAAAATCAAAGTCTGGGGCCTCTACTGTTATAGTGTTTCCATCTTTGTTTTTCCAACTAGCTGTTAATTTCTTATTCATCTTTGTTTTGGTTTAATCTTTTTTCAATAATATCTTCTAACTTTTTAGTTATCTCACTTTCTTCATTATTCTCTACTTGTAACCACCAATTATCAAAACCATTTCTACTACCTAAATAATCTATTATTTCTAACACACATTTTTTAATATCTCTTTTACTCATCTTCTTTGTTTTGGTTTAATACTATAGTAGCAATTTCTTTAACTACTGGTTTGCTTTTGTTACTGGAGTAGCTTAATCTTCATATAAGTTAATAAAATATACTTCGTCATTTACTTCTATTGTGGCGTTAGCTGTCCATTGTGTAATGTATCCATTCATATACTCTGTTACCATATAAAGGTTTCCATCCTCCTGGACTTCTAAGTAATAATTATATACGTTCTCCTCCTCCATACTCGTCAACTAGCTTATTATAGTTTGCTATCATTCGTTCATAATAACTATTAACGCATTTATTGCACCCTATATTAACTCGTATGTTTTTCTGTTTCTCTATATATTTGACAAATAAAGTAGCAATAACTTCATTTACTTTTGGTACTCGTGAAACTGCTTTAAGTTTCTTGTATGCTTTTAAATATGGTAGATAAGGTTCTAATTCCAGGAACAAAGGATGGTTTTGTTTTATCCCTTTGAAAGGTTTTAGTTCCTCCTCTATTCCATGTGCTACATCAGGCATCGCATCTAAATATTCTAATAAGACTTGTTTAGTCATTCCTTTGGTGTTTATACCTAGCTTTGTTCCGTAGCTCTTTAAAGCTCCCCATTTTAATTGTCTGTAGTCCATTAATGCGCTTTTAATTCAAAAAATAAGTATATTACCATATAAGACAAATCTAGTGAAATAATACACAATAAACAAGAAACATAAAAAGACAAGCAATAAGCACAATTAAAAGGTTTGCCCTCATGTCCTTCTATTCCTGTTATGTTTATATTTTCAATCCTTCTAAGTAAAGGAGCTATTAATTTGAATCTGTGTTTAAACCCCTCTTTAATTGTAAAGGTTTGTTTAAATAGTTCAGTCCATCCTAAAATAGCTAGTATCGAAATTATTATTATATTCATTTGTTATGCTTTCTAAGTTTCTCGTATATACTATTCATGCGTTCTGTTGCTGATGCCCTATGTATTCCTGTATGTTCACTAAATAGCTTTATGCTAAAGTTTCTTTTTATTATCTCCTCTACCCAAATACGCTCCATTTCGTCTAGTTGTTCAACCTGCTCTATGTATTCTTTGTAAACGTTGCCATCTATACAAGGGATGTCCATCTCTTTTAAGTAATCTATCCACGTATAATCTTGTAAAATATTATCAAAATGTAAACGGTTAAACGAACTACCCGACAAATGAAACATCTTATAAGCAACTACGAAAATAAAGCCATCTATTTTATTAAGGTTATTAGGTAACTCATTAGTTAAAAAATATATGTTTACCTCCTGAGATAAGTCTTTCCAGATGTCAGAATGTTTGCAGATGTTTTTACAAGCTGTTTCAATAACTTGCTGTTTCTCTTTTATAAACTCCTCATTCACATTTACAAATATAGTAAAATTATTCAATCTTAAATAACCACTTTAGAAATGGGTTAATAATTAAGCTCTGTGCTATACTTGTTAAGACGACAACTGTTAGGATATAGTTGTCTATCATTGTTTTAGGTTTTTTATTTTATCCTTATAAATTACTTTTAACTCTATCAATTCGGGTATAGAATACTTCATTGGTATAATATGGTTTTCTAAAAGCTCCACCTCCTCAAGTCCTATTCTTTTAATTAGTCCTTTCCTGTACTCTATTAAATTAGCATGAAGATGTTGATTGCAATAAACACATTGTCCATGTACATTGTTTTCATTAAATCTATGTTCTGGACTTCCTCCTGCACTCTTGTAATGTCCTGCATCGTATTTCTTAACTAAAGGAGTTCCGCAACTTATACAGCCCTTGTCTTTATCTCTGAGTCTTATAAATTTATTGAATATTATTTGTAGTTCTTTGACATGGTCGGAATTAGTTTTTAGCTTTTCTTTTAAAACTTTTTTTTCTTGTTTCCACTCTTTAGCTTTTACTTTGTTTTTGTATTCTAAAATACAGCTAGGCTCAAAGCAAGTTTTCTGAAGAAAGTACTTAGGCTCAAATTTATCTTTACAAACTTTACACCTCATTTAATTTATTTTACTTAACCATTGCTTATATATCTTAGTAGATATTTGTGCAACCATTATAGGAGGTACTGACATCCCTATTAAATACTGTGGTTTATTATCTAAAAAATTATAATCTAAGGGATAGGATCCTATTTTACAAAGTTCATTATCTATTAAAAGGTGTTTAGATTGTTCTATTGAATAAGTAGAACCACTTACTATGGTAGAACAAACTAAATTAGGTAATGCTTTATAAAAAAAACCAAATGTATTGCCACTTTCTGCTTTTGCTCTGCCAGTATAGTCAGTATTATTCCAATGCTTTAGATATGATTTAGGTAAAGTAATTCTATCAACATTTCTTTCTTGTATTTCTCTAAATAGTATTTCAGTTTCATTAAATTCTAAATCTAATTTAGGCGCTGTTTGAAACATATCTATTTGCTCCATAAATGGGGTAGCTAAATCTTTTCTTAAAGCTATAAAAAAAACTCTTTTCCTTCTTTGTGGTACGCCCATTTTTGAGGCATCTAATAAATAAGGTTCTATCTTTAATTCATATCCAGCCTCTTGAAATGCTTTATAAATCTTTTTTACATATTGTTTAGCTGCGCCCATCATTAAACCTGCTACATTTTCAGCTACCACTACTTTAGGTTGTAACTCTTTAGCTAGGTCTATAAAGTCAAAAAATAGATTATCTAAAACTTGTTCTGCTTGTCCTTCTCTAAACTTCTTTTCTTTTCCCCAATCCTTCTCACGATTTCCAGCCATTGAAAAACTGGAACAAGGCGGAGAGCCATCTAAAATATCTAAGTTGTATAATTCTTTAGGCAAGTCTTTTCTGAGTTTAAAAGTTTGGATAGGTTCTAAGTAAGCATATTTTGGATTGTGATTAGTTTTATATGCTTCTATCATTTTTGGGTCTATCTCATTACACCCTAATACATCAAAGCCTGCTAACTTGTAACCCATTGTCGAGCCTCCTCCACAGGCAAAGCAGCTAAATACTGTCCCTTTGTCTTTTGTAAAGTTAGCATCTTTTAAAGTCCACTTATACGGAAATTTATGGTTTTGTTTCATACCTAATTTAACTGGTCTTTAATGTATTGTATATACTTCTCGGTATACTTTTGGTAGAACTCTGCAAACTGTTCTTTTGTTGGGTCTTTACCTATCTTCTGCTTGCAGTAAAGATACAATACATTTCTTAGTCTTTCACTCTGAGTCTTTCCTGAAGGCTTTTCTAGCACAACCTTATCTATTTGGTTTATTTCATCTGTAGAAAGTCCTTCGCTATCTTTGTAGTATAGTATTCCGTTTGTGTCTAATAGCTTATCTATTTCCATTAGTTCATTACTGGATTGCTCCATAGTTGTAATAAAAGAAATCTTTAAGCTCTTGTCTTTTCGTCTTGTTACTCCATCTAAGGAGCATTGTTTTAATAGTTTCATGTTGTTTTGTTTTTATAGTTCATCAAAAATAGATGTTTGTTTTGTGTCTTTCTTGTTTATTATTCCTCTAGCTGTATCGAATATAGTTTTACCTGCTTCGTAATCTACTAAGTTTCTAGCTATTTTATTTAAAACTTGATTACCTTTGTATTTTCTAAAATCATAATCATGGAACTCGCATAGTTTGGTTACCTCATTTTTAGTTTGACTTATTCCTTCAAAATGTCTATCGCTCAAACTATTAGGCAATTTAAAATTAGTCCAATACAAATGCCTATCCCTTTTCTTTGCAGGTATTAATGGTTCGTAGTAAGGTATAACATTCTCTACACAATATTTTGTTTTACAATGGTGCTGTAGAAATATTATTTCTTGATATAGTTTCATATCCGGGTAAATTGGTTTCTTTCCGTTTGCACCAAAACCCCAGTATCTAGCTCTAGAATGTGTAGGACAAGGTGGCGAACTCCATATAAAGTCAAACTCTTTGTAGTGGTCTAGTAAATATTGATGAGCATCTGCTACTATTACTGTATCGTTTGGGAATCTCTCTTGGTATAACCTAGCTAACTCCGGGTCTAACTCTACTGCTGTTACTTCGCAGTTATCCCATAATAGCCTATTACCTCCTAGACAAGCATATAAATTAAGTACTTTCATTAGTTTTGTTTTTATGTAGTTCAATATATTCACTTATATTGTTTGTTCTTTGGTCTGCTAAGTTAGCTCTAGTCCTTAGTTTGCTGTTCTCTACAGACAGTTTGTATATCTGAGCATCCTTGTTTTGTATCTCCTTTCTATAATCATTTACTAAGTCCTCCGATAAGTTAAGCCATTCTAAAGCACTTTTTAACGTATGTAACGTGTCTTTCGTTGACTGAGATAAAGCAATACCTTGTAAAGCCTCCTCTTTACTTCCTGGAGACTTATATGCTCCTGACTTAGCAAGTACTTTCTCAATTAATATATTAAGTTCTAATTTCGTAGTTAGTTGTTCTAGTGTCATGGTTTAAATTTATGTGTTTTTACAATAACAGTCAAATTCAATATCTAAATCTATATCAAATAAAGAGTTTTGCTGTTCTCTTAGTTCATGTAAATCTCTTGCTTTGTTAAATGGTTGTTTAGCTTTCTCTACTAATTGTTCAATAGTTAAATCTCTGTAGACATCAAATTTATCCTGGTACTCTCTATAGTTTTCCTTTTCTTGTTTATCCCACCATTCAGATAAGCTAGGAGTTTCTGTTAATAGCGTAAGTTTTTTACGGACTGACTTTAAAAAGCACAAATCACAATTACCCTGATAATCTTTTAGCTCTAAATCAAAACTTTGTTTATCCCACCATTTTCGAATAAATTTCTCATCTAATTGTAATGCATCTAGTGGATAAACCAAAGCAGGATTGCTAGATATTCTATGCTGTTCATCTGCTCTAATACCTAAAGCGGTTTTATAATCTTTTGATCCAAAATAATCTTTAGCAAATTTATGCATTGGCACTTCTTTTAATTCTCTTGTACAATGTCTATATAATTTACTAGGTAATCCGTATTTTTTAATTACCTGCTGAAATGGCTCGCCATTCCTACTAGCTGTTTCAAAGTTTACTACCTTGTATTTAGTTCCTTTTCTTTTCTCATGTACTACATCTGCTTCTAGCCACACAATACCTAATGCCCATTCTTTATCGCATTGGTTTATAAATTTTAATGTGTTTTCGTGTTCCTTTCCAGTATTAGCATAAAGATAAATCTTATTATAATCTTCATAAGCAGGATTGACTTGTATAAATCTAGCCATAAAAGCAGATGTCCTACCTCCGCTAAATGTAATTAATAAATTCTTTTTCATATTTTAAAAGTTTCTTCCTCCATGTATCCAGTTAGCCAATCTTCGTCATCGGTTGTTTTCTTTGGTTCATGCAAGTGGTTAATATCCTTTTCAAAACCTTTGTTTGGTTTTAATTCCATTTGTTTTTCCTTTGGTCTTTCGCTTAATGGGTTAGTTGCATTGTGTGGTATCTGTGTGTAATCTGCTTGACGAATATAACAATTAAAACTTAAGCCTCCTTTATCCATGTGAAATATTATAGGGTTGTCTAGGAAAGTCATAACTCCTCCTGTCTCCGTTTCCTTTATTTTGCGTATATGAATTTCTGTTTTCATCCATTCACTTTGGTGTTGGGTTAGTCTATGTATAACAATAAAATCGTCAGCTCTGTTAACCCATTTACCGCCTCCCTCAATATCGGAAGCCATTAATGGAATAGGATGTCGATAAAAGTCATGGTCTTTTGCATAGGTCTTTCTCAAAGCATCTGTGTTTCCATGTGCCAATAAATAAATAGTTTTGTTGTTTATTCTGCAAAACATTCTAAATTCCTGAGCTATTGCATAATCTCTTTCGTGAGCATTCCCTTTTATGTCATCCACTACTGCAAGTGAGTTATAAGGATCCACAACTAAAGCGTCGAAATAGTCGCAGTCATCTAAAGCAGATTTAAAGACATCTCTAAAATTCATAAACCTATTGTTCACTTTGTAGAACGACTCAAAGTCTATAAACTTAAAATGTTCATTTATCCAATTAAAATGATATTCGTATTGTTGTTCGGTTAAATCTTCTAGCTTCTTTTCAGCATGTAACTGGATTAAATCTCGTTTAATACCTCCTGTACTATTCTCAGAAGAAAAGATTAAAAACTTTTTTTTGTGTTTAACAGCTAGACATAGGTAGTAATATAATATAAATTTAGTCTTTCCTACATTTGAGTGTCCTGCCATAACATTAAAACTCCCTTGCTTGTACCTGAGATGGTTGTCTAAATCGCATCCTATTTTTAAGCCATAAACAAATGTGCCATTTCGTATTGAATCTAGGTAATCCTTTCCGCTTGAGTTTTCTAATATCATAGTTTTAAATATTTTTATTCCAATGTGGTACAGCTACTACATCTTTTTTAATTGGTTCATAATTATTAAACCCTGTTTTATTCCAGGAGCTTAGTCTTCTACTTAGTCCGAATGTCTTTTGTTTCTCAAATCTCATTTTTTTATCCTTCTCGCCATGCTCTGTCCAATACTCCTCAAAATCTATGTAGAGTTGTTTAGGGTATTTATTAGGATTGTCTTTTATAAATTTAGAAATGGATGTTCTGAAAACTTGTTTTCGTTTATATATATCTTTTACTGTATCTGTTACTGTTACTGTAACTGTATCAGGTTTTCTAGGTTCGGTTAGGTTATTAATTAACCCACTAGGTTTTTTAGGTTCTTCTAGGTTTTTAGGTCTACCTCCTAACTTTCCATTGTTCCTGCTCTTTTCTGCTCTTACTTCATACTTCTTTAAATCCCTCTTTAGCTGCTGTTTAATCGGTTCAAATGCTATGCTGATAAGTATATCTTCGCTAACTGGATCTTCATCATTTACATACCTTAAAATATGTTTAAATAAGTCTCCTGCTTTTTCTGAGGTTAACTGTTCTACAGTATGAATTAGGTCAGCATATAATACAAAACCCTTTTTATCTTTTGCCATAATATTGTGTATAAAAAAACCTATTAAGGTTCAGGCTGCATCCATCCCCCTAATAGGTTATTAATTAATTCAGTAAACATCATGCAGGATGTATGGACCAAAGATAATAATTATTTTAACTTATAACCATTATCCAAAAATAAATGTATTACCTTCTTAAAAGGGTAAGTCATCTTCTGCCTCAGTCTGTACAGTTTCTTCCTCTGTAGTCTGTGCATTGTTTTTCTCGATTCTCCAAGCATGGAGATTGTTGAAATAATTGTTTGTCGGTTCATGAAAGTTGCCTCTAATATTAAATTTTACAGTTACCTCATCTCCTATATTATTGTAGGTTTCAAAAGTTTCTGCTTTATCTTTTGTTACTTCAAACTTAACATCCTGCGGATATTTGTCATTTGTAGTAATTACGAACTCTCGCTTAGTAAAGCCACTATCGAAAGTTTTTAAGTCCATAATTTCTTTTATTGTTCCTGTTTCTACGTGTTCCATAATTTATTGTTTTTTAATTGTTTGTAAATATAGTTAATTATTATATATTTTTTGGTTTATTTTATTATATATTTCTTTTATGTCTTGGTAGTTTTCTACCCAATATTTTAACTTACGTATTGCATGTAATGCAGTAGCATGGTCTTTATTTGTTTGTTCTCCTATTTCTCGCAAAGTTTTAAATACTTCTTTTTCTTTTAGAAGAAACATATAAAAGTGCCTAGCTAATACTATATTCTTCCCCCTAGTCTTTCCTTTTATAGCTTTCTCAGAAACACTGAAATGTGAGCATACAGCATTTAGGATCCTTTCATTTGTTACTGGAACAGATATCCCTTGCAATGTTTCGTTTATAAAATATTCTAAATCTGTCATAGTTTATTGGGTTAATATTAATTGTTTATTCAAAATTGAGTCTTTATACTCATTGTAGAACTCTCTACAGTCTTTTACCCTTTGAGCTATTAGTTCTTCCTTTTCAGTATCCCTTTCAAAACTAATTGTAGTAACTCTAAGAAATGGGTCGTGTTTATCTACTTTATGAATGTCTAAATTATCCCATTCTTTTAGTAAGTAGTCAGGAGTTGAAACCATGCAGTAAGCAAGTTCTGCTTTAGGCTTATCGTAGAGCCACATATAAGCTCTTAGCTGCCATTCGTAATCTTTATTGGATACATCTCCAGGAGATGCAGGAAATGTCTCTAAACTCCATGAGCTTTTAATGTCTATAATCTTGTCCTCTGCGTTAATGTCGCATTCTCCAGTTATAAACTCGTTTTCTAGCCTTTCTGTATTCTTTAGGTATAAAGTATTGTGTACTTCGTTATAAAGGTCTATACTAGTGTCTTCTAAGTCTATTCCCTTAGTTAAATACTTAGAATCTATTGTAGTTTTATAACCAAATAAATCTTCCTTTACTAATTCTTTGATGTACGTTTTACATCCTGCTGACAATGTTTCTTTTTTGCTTCTAGGGTTTGTCATAATTTTACCTAGTGCGCTGCATCTTATTTTCATAGTTCAGAGTTTTTAGTATAAAAGTTTTCTAATTCAAATTTATGGTTTCTCTCCATTAGTTCTATTCGTTCATCTAAAGCAGCTATTATACGCTTATAAGTTTCAATAGTACTCTCTAATACTATTATTCTTTTGTCTGCTGTTTTTAGTTCAGTTCTTAAAATAGTTTCCATAGTTCTTAGTTTTTTAATTTTTTACCTAATTCTGTTACCTTACTGTGTTGCTCTTTGGTAAGTTCAAAGTCTTTTATTATAGTCCTTAAATCTCCTATACTAGCTTTTAACATCATTCCTGAAAGGTCGCCATTTGTTATCTTTTCTTTTTGCTTGGGTTGAGGTGCTTCTGTGTCAGGATCCTTAGTATCGTCTATTAAGAACAATCCATTAAGAGCATACTTTCTCGCATAACTGGAGGAGCTTCCAAAACTCTGAGCTATATCCATTCCCTTTTTATTTGGGTTAATTCCTGCCTGTGCAGATACGGATACGTCTTGTCCTTTCTCGTTTTGTATAGTTGCTATTGCTTCTACAAATACCAATCCTCCGACCTCTAGTATAT